ATTGCGCGACCTGAAATAGAGCTAAGACCAAAGATAACACAGTCACTAGCTTCTCCCTTATGTTTTTTAATATCATAGAGATACTCCCTTCTTATTTTACAATAAATCGGCGGTATATTAGCATTTAAATAAGACATAGTACATTATTTTATTTCACCCCAGTTAGGTCCAGATTCATAATCTACTTTATTAGGTACTTTTAAGTCAACTGCATTTTCCATTATGTCTTTTATTTTTTTAGCTTGACTCTCAGATTCAATTGAGAAGTCTAATTCATCATGTATTTGTATATGACCTATTAAACCTTCTTTATATAAATCAATCATTGCTTTTTTAGTCATGTCAGCTGCTGACCCTTGTATTAGTTTATTTAAAGCTTTGTATGTAAAAGCTCTACGTACAGGATTTTTATGCCAATAATTTTTCTTTGGATTACCATCTTTATCAGTAATGACTTTACCTTCTTCATCTAATTGATGTGGTCCCATTTTCTGTAATTCTAATATTGTTTCATGATCCTGTGCAGGAACAAACGTACCCCAATCACTTCCTCTAAGTATTGGTTCGTATTTAGGAAATCTACAACGTCTACCTAATAATGTTTTTATTCTACCTTTATTTTGTGCAGCTTCCATTACACCAGTCATTAACTCTTTTACAAAAGGTACTTGACCATGATATTGATTGAATAACTCATCTGCTTTTTCTTTTGATACACCTAATTCATTTTGAAGTTTTGCTTTTCCCATTCCATAAAATAAACCTAGATTAATTGTCTTAGCTTCTTTTCTATCTATGTTAGCCATGTCAGCAACAATTTGATGAAAGTCTGTGGATGGATCATTTTCATATGAATCTGCAATTACTTGAGCTGAATCGTAATCAAATCTTAATGCATAATGTGCAACTAATCTTGGTTCTTGTTGTGAGTAATCAAATGTACCCCATGTGCAGCCTTCTTCAGGTATAAACAAACTTCTTATCAATGGTCCTGTGTCTGGATCTCTTGCAGGAATTTGTTGTAAGTTTGGATTAGAATAACTAAATCGTCCTGTAACTGTACCACCATCATCTGATCTTATTTGATTAATATCTGCGTGTATTCTACCATTATGTGAATGTTTTAAAATAGTATCAATAAAAGTTGTACTGACCTTGTTTATTTTTCTAGCTTCTGCTATCATACGAACTACAGGATGTTTGTGAGAGGAGATAAAATTTTTTGTAAATGAAGGAGAGTTTGTCTTTTCAGTACGGTTATAAGATAGTTTCAGTTTGTCAAAAACTTCTGCAATCGATCTGGCTGCCCATATCTGAGTATCTACTCCTGTTTCTATTTTTATTTGTTGCAATAGGTTTTGTTCTTTTACTGCCAGTGCCGTTTTTAATTTATTGGCTTTCTCTATATCTACCCGAACACCTAGGTGGCGCATATCAACTAAACAAGGAAAAAGATCAGTCTCAAGATTAAATATTTTCTGCAGGTCATCTTCTATAATAATCTTTTTAAAGTGATGCCAAAGTTCTAAAGTTAGTGCAGCATCTTCTTCTGCATATGCTCCAACTTCCATTGCAGGTAATTTCCACATATCTGCCTTTGGATCTAACCCTCTTTCTTTAGCAGCTTTGATAAGTAATGCTTCGTTCTTACCTTTATTTAAATATGCCCATGATAATGAATTTAAAGTATATGAAAATCTATTCTCATCAATTAATGATGCTGCAATCATAGTATCAATAATTAAACCATTTATTTTTATACCTAAATTACGTATCCAACACACATCATACATTGCATTATGAAATATTTTTGTAGCTGGTGATTCACAAATATCTTTAAACCAACTTAGAACTTGATCTCTAGGTAAATTTTTACCTGTTCCATGTGCTATAGGAAAATAACCTTTGTAACCATCTACAGCAACTGCAATACCTACGACTTCACCATTACCTATTATAGCCCCTGAACCCAGTTTCTTTAAGTTTGGATCTCTTGTCTCCAGGTCAATTGCTATTTCTTCTGCTGATCTTAAATCAGGAAACTCTGTAGGTGCTACCCACTCTGTAGTTGGCATTAACATTAATTATCTCTTTGTTTTTTAATATCTCTTAATGTTTTGTAAAAAGACTCTTCATCTTTTTTATGAGAAGGAATTGAATTATTATTTGGTCCATCAAAATCTGCTCTCTCTACATAACATGGAAAACATTCATTATCATATGGAGTCGGCATACCTGGAAAAGGCATACTGTGTTTTCTGTTTTCTTTTAATTCATTATCTTTTAACACTCTATCACAAGTGCTGCATTTTACTTCATTCATTATTTTTTCCTCTTTATGTCTTTCATTTTTTTAATTTCTAATTCACAGTAATGAATTATTTTTTCTAAATCTTGTATGCCATTTTTATTCATGTAACGACATACATACTTGATAACATTTCCTTGAAAAAAAGAAAGATCATTCTTAGAAATAAATTCATATGGTTGTATATAAAACGATTTATAGTGAGATCCTCCAATTTGTTTATCTTGAGGAAATGCGTCTTTAAATATATCTTTATTAGTCATAGTTTCTCCTGTATTTATTTGTGGCAGTTGTTGGTTTAACGATAATTGGATGAACAGGGAGTCGGGATATCGAACCAACTATGTCCGTTAAAACACGACGCTGCCACCCGCCGTCAAAGGGTTTCCCTCTCCCAATCGGTTTATATGCACTCGCATATAAATTCTTATAAATGCTTGTATTCATTTCTTTTTATTCTTGCTTTTAATTTATATAAATTATTTCTTGCACGTGTTGATCCAACATACCAAACTCTATGTTCTTCATCGTGTTTATCTTGACTCTTTTTAATTGCTTTTTTAATTTTATCTCCAATATCTAAACAAATAATTACATTATCCTCCTCACCACCTTTAGCTGCGTGAATAGTAGATAACTGTATACGTGCATCTTTATCTAAATCTTCGTTATTATCTAATAAATTTTTTATGTATTCTCTTTCTTTATAATCAGTTTCTTTAAATGCATCGAACCAATTTATATTTTTATCCCACTGTTCTTGTTTCAAACCTGTAAATTCAATAATGTCTTTTATTTCTTTTTCTTCTAATGGTATTCCTCTACACCAAGAATTATAATTTACAGATGCATTATATATTCTTACTTTAAAACTTTTACCTTTATTAGTTTCATAATATAAATTTCTTTTTCTTAATTCCTTTTTCATTTTATTTAATCTAGAAATAGTTCTTGTTTGTATCAACCATTTACCTTGTGTTAAATCTACTTGATCTAAATTATTAATTCTTTCACTTAAACCTTCATAATCTCTTGGATAATATTGTTTTAGTTTTCTTTGTCCTACAATATTAGTTAATGGTACGGTAGATTGTTCTTGTACTGCTTTAGATATCCTTTTAGAGTATTTCAATACTGTTTCTTTTGCAGGTTCATTTATAAATCTATTAACATCTGCACCTGCCCAAGCAAATATAGCTTGATCGTCATCACCTGCTAGATAAATATCATCTGCATATTCTTTTAATCTATCAAATAATTTCCATTGTAATGGAGATAAATCTTGTGCTTCATCTATAAATATAACTTTAAATCTTGGTAAATCTTCTTTCTCTATAAGTTTACAAATCATATCATTAAAATCTAATTTCTTTTTTACTTTTTTATATTCTTTTAAGTTGTCATCAATATTCTTTAATATTGAAAATCTTTTTATTTCTTTTCTATTATGTTCATTCCTATCGTATTCTTCTCTAATGGAGACATCTCTATTCATGGCTCTACCAATCATTTGAAAATATGGACTATCATTATTTAAATAAAATATTTCTTCCTTATTATACTTGTCATAATATTTAACTCTTACATTTAGTTTTTTACCTATCTTTTCATAGTCTGATGCCTGCATTACTTTTTTAGTATTTAAATCTAATTGATCAAAAGCAAATGAATGTATGGTTCTAAAATAATATAACTTATCATTATCTACTGGCATTCTATCTCTAGCAACTTTTGCTGCTTTTTTAGTAAATGCAAAGTATGCAATACTATCTAAATGTGTGCCAATTCTAATATAAGCTTTAGCTCTGCTAATTAGTTTATGTGTTTTACCTGTACCTGGAGGACCAAAATATTTATATATCATTATACAATATCCTCTTCGTTTTCTATTTCCATTATTTCTTCCACTTCTTCTTCCTCTTCAAAAAAGTATAACGGTATTTTTGCACATCGACTTACACCTGGATAAGGTTCATTTGTTTTTTTATTAATACCAGGAAATCTTTTTTTCTTACCAAAATCTGGTTTAGGTAAATGATCTTTTTCTTTTTCAAACATTTTTGTAATCATATAAGAAGTTCTTGATGAATCCTTTTTCCATTCATTTTCTTTTAAAAAATTATAAAAATCATCGTAAACAAACCATGCATATGTATTATCTTTTAATACGTTACCACTTTGAAATGAATTAAATGATGTAGCTTGAGGCCCATTAATATGTTCCTGTAATAGTTTTTTCAGTATCTCCATTGGAGTGGTCCCTGGAGCCGGTTGCACTGTATCCACACCATCTAACAATGCATTTATCATTTCATAAAATTCCATAGCTTTAATTGGTGGAGGAAACACATCTGCTTGTGCCATAATTAATCCTCTTAATTCTTTTTGATCTTTTATTTTAGTTACATCTTTTGCATGCACAGGAACTGATTCGCCTTTTTTATTTTCTACTGTAAAATAGTATTCAGGATCTGGTTTAAAATCTACTTTAATTAAATGATTCATTAAAGGCCAATTAATTTTTTTATCAGATATAATTCCAAATCTTCTTTTTACACATTCTGATTTAACGCAAACTGGTGCAAGTAATTCATCACTACAGGTATGACCTTTAGTTTCTTTTTCCCAGTTTTTTATTTTCTTTTCAATATGATCATCTGTCCATGTTGCATTAAATTCAAAATAATTTCTACCTGCTTGCAATACTTTATTCTTCCAATCATCTGAATATTTCTTTTTAGCAAACACCATATAGTTATATAAAAATCTATCTCGACCATCTGTCATTTTATTTTTAGATAAAATTTCTAAACAAGGTGGACCATCTTTAAATTCTTCTGCACCACCTGTTAATTCTTTTTGAATTATACTTCCTGATATATTTTTTAATTGTTCTGCAGTTTGTCTATTCATTTCAATACATTTTAAAAATACTGCAAATGGTATTTCTTTTCCTGAAGGATCTACTGCAACTCTTTCTTTTTTACCAAAGTAAGGTAGGTTAATAAAATTACCATTTAATTTATTACCATCTGTATCGTCTCCTAGTTTTGTTTGTTTAGGAAATATTTCTGTATTGATTGGTAACTTAAATAAAAATAATACTTCTTCTAAAAAATCTTTTATAATTTTTGCTTTTACTAATTGTTTTGTAAATACATATAAATGTAATCCACCACTTTTAGATTTTATTGGTATTAGTGGTAATTCTTTTTCTTGAATAATATCTAGATAATATTTTAAATCTAAATTTTTATATATCTTTGGATCAATATCTATTGCACCAAATCTTGCTAAACCATCATCATTACAAGGTTGTATACCTATTGATTTAGTTCCATTTAAATGTTGTTGATAATCTAACTCAGTTATTGGTTTACCTGACCAACCATAATCACCTGATCTAAATTTTATTTTACCTGTATCTGGATCTTTGTAACCATTGCTAATATTACAAAAACCAAAGTTACGAGTTAAACCAGTAAAATGATCTTTAAATTCTTTTTGTAATTCGTCCATTCATATTTCCCTTTAAAATATTTTAGAAGGCGGCCCCAGTCTCCCGTTGCCGCCTTTCCTTCGAAGTATTCACTTAGTGAATTAGACAATGTCTGCAGTCTTAGATTTTTCGCCTTTTTCATACTCAGGTTTTGCTTGACCTTTAGACACAGATTTTTGAAACTCTTGTGCCATTAAGTATAAGTCAGCGTCTGTTTTTTGTGCTACATCTAAAGCTCTTGCCATAGATGGTTTGTAGACGTGCCAGCTTTTACTTCCTGCAGTTTTACCAACAGTTTTTAAATTATAAACTGCTGCATATGCTGCTGGATTGTAAACACCTTTGTCATCCTTAAATCTAAGATTTTTAATCAATTGATTTAATTCTCTCGCAGGTGTTAAGTTAGACGATCTCATAGTAATCACTGCAGGTCTAGGTTCTTCACCTAAAACAATTACATAAAAGTATGCAGTTTTTTCTAAGTAATTACCATTAGTCAGTCTATACTTACCGTTCCTTTCTTCAACAGCATCATCAGGTATTGATAAATGTGTTGCGACAGGTGGAGCTGCTGTGTCTCCCATTTCCTGCCATTCTGGATATCTTGTTTGCACGTGTGCAACAATAATATCCACACCTTGTTCACCATCTATTAATGTACCAAGACCTTTTGCATAAATCATACCAGGTTGTGAACCTTCTACATATTTTGCATTACTCTTATTACATTCAGGTGATAGTTGATGAAGGATTTTTAAAATCGGAGTTGACATATCGTCCGATTTTATTTCTTCGCTACCTCTACCAGAATCGTTTCTTAGGTTGATAGTAGCCAGTGCACCTGCACTGTTCTTCTTAGTTATAGCATCTGTATTTGCCATAGGATGTCTCCTTATTTGGTTATTATTTATTTTTTATTTTTAAAATGCGTTTGATTTCCATCAAACGTATTAAATAGTTCTGCAGGAACTTCATGACCTTTGTCTTTCCATTCCTTCATAACTACTTTGAGTGTCTGTGGGTGAACTTTTTCCTCTTGGATAGGTTCAAACCCACTAGACCTCGCAAGGCTAACGTAATCGACAGCCTTGTTATCTTCGCCTTGGCCAAATGATACAATAACATTATTTTTTACTATATCACCCAGACCTTGGTCACGAAGC